CGAGCTGAAAGAGGTTCCACACCGTCCGCTTGTTCTCGTTCGCCATGTGGATGCTCTGCATCTGGCGTCTGATCGGAGTCCCCGCGTCCGTGAAGTTGTACAACCCCTGCACGTAGATCGAGGAGTTTTCCCAGTCGCCCACAAAGTGCGTCAGGTGCCGGGTCCACGTCCCGCCCGCGTGCTCTTCGTTCTCGAGGAAGTATCCGTAGGTGTGGCAGTTGGCCCGCACCCGGTGCCACGCATCGTCGGACCAGGAGGCGCGTGCGTGCCACATGGGCTTGCCCATCTTCTCGGATGCCGTGAAGTCGAAGCACCAGGTGATATCGGCCTCGGGAAAGGTGATCTGCCAGAAGTGATGCCCGTCCTCGATGTACGAGAAGGCGCGTGCGTCTCTGACGTTCGGGTACTGGTCCCAGAGGTGCTCCAGCATTGGGGTGCTGATGCGCTGCGGTTGGAAGCCCGCGGCGTAATACGCCTGTGGGGCTCCGCGGCCGGCGGACCATCCCAGCCAGGCAATGCCGTTCATGCCGAGCCGGGCCACGCTATGCTGCGCCGCCAGCCCGAAATGCATGAACGCCCCCATATTGCGTTCAAACGGGAAGTTCGACGCGCCGGTATTGCGCCAGACCTCTCCGCTCTCGAGGTCTCCGAAGATGATCAGCTCCTCGTGGTCCGCAAGCAGCGCGAGGATATTGTCCGCATAGCCTTCCTTCGTGCCCTTGTCGAGCGCGTACCATTTGGCGAAGTTCCGGATCTCCGAGATCAGGAACATGTTGGTGAGCGTGCGCGGCTGCGGCGGAGGCGCGACGATCCCATAGCCGTCCAGGTAGGCCCCGGTTCCGGCCTTGATGTATCCATCTGCGTCCGTCTCTGCGCTCTCTCCCGGGTACTGGACCGCAATGCCTCCGAGCGTGCCGGCAACTCCCACCCCGGTGCTCAGTTGGGCCATGCCATCCTCTACCGCCAGGATCGTGTACGTGCCCCCTCCGCCGAATCCGGCCGGCGAGGCCGGATCGATGATGAGCGTGTTCCCCACGTCCGAGTCGATAAATGGAATCGTCGGAGAACTGACCCAATCTGTCTTCGCGGTGTCGATGATTTCCGCCACCCCGCCCGTCGCGCCTTCAACGCCCGCCGCTCCGTCCAGACTTGCCACGCCATCGGTCACCGACAAGATGTAGTAGGTGCCCGGGGTGAAGTCGATGCCCGAGGTGATATGCAGATTGAGGTCGACGTCCTCCGCGGTGAAGGGCCGGCCTGAGCTTGCCACCTTGGTGGTGTCGTCCGGATCGATCTCGAGGTCGTAGATGAACCCCGTCACCGCGATCGCCAAGTCCGTGTACTCCGCGGCAATCAGCTTGACCTTGTTGGCGTGCGTGGTGACGCCGTCGTCCTCCACCCACACGCGCCATGCGTAGCCGGCCGAGATCACCAGGAGGTCGTTGCCATTTGTATAGATCTCTGCCGGCGTGTGGTCCTCGTCGTCCCCCACGTCTCCGAGCAATTGGCCCATGCCGTCCGCGAAGACCTCGTAGATTTCACTTCCGGAGACGCAGAACATGCGCCCCTCTCCCATCCAGAGGCAGCGTATTGGTCCTGGTCCTACGTTGGCGAAGAGTTGCAGGCCTGGTGTCCCGATGAGACGGCCCACGGCTTTTCCCGCGCCTGAGTCAATCACCTCCGGTATGAGGTTGATCAACTGAGAGGACTCTGACCCGGGATCGTCCAAGGTGTAGAAGTCGCCCACGAAGAACGGAACCTTGCCCATGTCAGTCGCTGATCAGCAGGTATTCGATCTTCACTGCCGCGGTATCCGCCTTGACGGCAGGGGCCGCTCCAGAGAAGCGGAAGACGGCCACCTCGCCGGCCTTGAGCTTGATGCACGCCGCGCCGGCCACCGCGCTGTAGATCTCCACAAAGTTGGTGGTGTCCCGGTTCTGCACCATGCAATAGCCCGGCGTCGTGATGCCGCCCAACGGCAGATCGGTGACCGCAGTGGGCACGCTCATGGTCGCGTCCACATAGTCCGACCCGGAGACGGTGACCTGCTTCACCCCGCTTTGCATGGATGACGACAGACCGCTCTTGTTGAAGCTCATTGAGAGGTTGAGGGTGAGTTCGTTCGCCACTTTGTCCTCCTATGCCGCCGCCGGGGGCGCGGGCGGATCCTGCGTGCCGGCGAACATCGAAGCGTTCAGCGCCATGATCTCGGCCTTCGACTGTTGCGCGATGCCCATGATCACCGGCCCGGGATCCTTACCGAACTCGGGAGCAACCGCCACCGCAAGGTTGTACGTCAAGGCCCGGGCATATGCCGGCGGAAGGTCCACAATGTCCCCGATCAGCATTGGCGCAGTGAGGGAGTTCCAGACGTAGAGGTCGAGCGAGCACGGTTCGCTCGGAATCGGCCACACCTTGAGTGCCGCCTGCGGGTACGCATAGTCGCAATAGAGGCGGAGCGGAAGTTTCCCCTGCACCGTCTTCTCGGGGATTTGGGACCACGTCATCGAGGTGTCGATCGCCATCTCGTGACGGACCCCGTTCGACCGGACCAGCCCCGCGCTCTCGATCTTCACCGGCCGGTTATAGGCGAAGGTGCCGCCTGTCCCGATCGTGTATGTGCCCACTGTGGAGGTCAGCGGCAGCACCCGGTTGACGATCACGTAGACCATCATGTGCTGCGCGTTCCAACTGTCGAGCATCTGGTTGAAGATGATCAGTCCGTCCGAGAGATCCTCCGCGTCTGGGGTCTCCGATGCTCCGTAGATCCCCAGAAGCCGTAGGGCCTCGGTGATGAAATCCTGTACGCTCGCCATTTATGGCAATCCTGTCATGTAATTCCAGGAGCCGCCGCAGCCGCACCTGGTGCCCGAGTCCGCGCTCGCCACTGCGGGGGATGGCGATGCGTTGAATGCCTTGATCACGCCCTTCGCCTCACGGGCCAGTTGGAAGACGTCCGGACGCAGGACGGTCCCGAACTGACCCGAGAGACGAACGGCGAGCTGGTAGACCACTGCCTCCAGGTATCCCGGTGGCAGCGACACGTCACTGTCGACGCTCACGTATTGATCGAGGATCTGCCACGTCCACAACTCGAGTTCGCCGCCGGCCGTTGGGTAGCCATACAAGTAGAGCGTGGCGATCGGGTTGGCGTAGTCGCAGTAGAGTTCCGTGGGGATCGTCGTCGGCATCTCGCGCAGCGACTTGCTGGCCCAGTCCTGCGGCGTGAGCAACTCGAGCGGAGTATGCGTGCTGCCATCGGTGATGATCGAGGCAGCAGTGATCCGCACCGGCCGCGGCGCGTCGAAGTCCGCGCCGGGGCCGATGGTGTAGCTGGTCTGCGATGGGGTGAGAGAATACCGGGCCGTGCCCTGCGAGTAGATCAGCAGTCTCTGCTGAGTCCAGGAATCCAGCATCCGGTTCAGCGAGGCGAAAGCGTCCGACCGCTGAGAGACGCTCGCGCCGCGCCCGGCGGCCGTCACTACGCCGGCCAGCCGCAGTGCCGGGTAGAGGATGTCCGTCGCGACGGACACGCTATTTTCCCTTCGGCCTGTCCGCGTGCCTGTCCCGGTCGAGCACCGATTCCGACTTCTGCTCCTGCGGCGGCTTGGTGTCCTTCGGCAGGTTGTCCGCGCCGAGGATCATGTCGTACTCGCGCTGCGGAACCTCGGGGGGGAAGGGCTCCTTCTTGTAGCCTTCCTTCTCGAGCTTGTCCATCTCTTCCTGCGTGGCCGCCGCCTTCGTGGTGCGGTCTTTGTGGTTGTAGAGCAGCTTCGGGAATGCCTCGTAGTGATAGGGCTGGACGTGGCCCTGTGAGTCGACCACTCCCGAAGCGGGCTTGTTCAGATCCCACTCCTGGATGCCGAGGCTCTTGTCGTGGTCACTGACGAGCCGCCTCATTTTCTCGATGTCTTCCCGCGTGAGAGGTTTCTCTTCCGTAGTGTTCATTGGATACCCGTATAGTGCGGCTTCCGCTTCCAGCCGCTGTTGTCTTGTGAGATTGCTGCGACGAATGCCGGAGCTTTCGTTCATCGGCATTGGAGATTTCGGGAAAAATGGGGGCGGTCCTTGCCGCCCGCCCCCCGCAGTTCTACAGGGAGAACTAAAGTGCTGACCCTAAAGCACTTAACTAGAACACAACTGTTCCTAACGAAAAGACGGTGGCTGCTTCCGAGCCCGGCGTCACGTTGGTGAGGTAGACCAGGAACTGCTTGAGGTTGCTCTGCGCGATCGTCATCGTCCCGTTCAGCGTGACTCCCGTGCCTGCGGTGATGGTGATGGTCTCCGCCGCGTCCGCCGTGTTCTTGATCGTCGCGACGAAAGACAGGCCCACCATCGCCCCCTGAATGGCCGCCACCAGTGATGCGGCTGTCGGAGTGACATCCGACCTGGCGGCCCCATTCGGGTCTCGCGAAATGAGCCCGCCCAGCAGTTGCGCTGCGGTATACGTCACCGCGCCGGCGGTTGAGACGGTAGCGGGAGTGAGGGTCTGGAAGACCACGGAGCCGAAGCGCGGGTCTTTAACGGGAAAGCTGCTTGCGATTGCCATGTTCTTCTCCTTTACGCCCCCAGAACAGCTACTGCGCCGTTCGACTGATACAGGTCTCCCAAACCCATCAGGGAGTCCATGCGGTTGATCTGAGCACTCCGCCATCCATCCCAGACCTTGACTTTTCTGATGGAGATTCCCGTCTGCGGATCCTGCGCCGCGCCGGCCTGCTCCACTGCCGTTGGCACGTACAGCTTCGCCGCCACCATCGCAAAGGCGAAGTTTGAGAGGCCGAGACCGACCGTGCCGACCTTTCCGTTGGGGCTGGTCGTCCCGGGCCAGAGCGTCAATGCGGCGCCGTCTGCCGGGAGAGCGTTGACGTTCTGGTATTGGCTGGTAGGCCCGTAGATCGCCGGGAGGATCGATAACGTGTCAGCGCCCGCGCCGCCCACCGCTGTCCTGTCCGCGGTGATAGTGAACGTCCTGACCGTGGCCGGCCCTGCGACCGCCCGGGTCATGGGGTTCACTCTGTTGACATTCAA